GGTCATTCGCGTGGCACAGTGACGAGCCGGTACATCCATACCGTTGATACCGCGCTGATCATGGCGGCTGACACGATTGCGGGGTACGTCAATGGACTTCTGACTGGAATGCGCTTTGCGCGAACATCGTACGCCCTCGATCGTCCGGCAAGAGAGGCCGCTCTTTCGCGTCTGTTTGCAGAGGTCGCGGGTGACGAAGATGCTGATGTCGAAGCGCTTGCACCTAGCCAAGTGCCGTTGGCCAAATCGTCTGCGTGTCGACGCGGCTCCCTCCGTCTCTGACGGGTACGCCTCCGATCAAGCTTTCGCCGGGGCACGATGCTGGTTCAAATCGCGCACACGCAACCACGAGACGCACACTCCGACACTCGCTGGCGTGGTGAATCGAGAAAAGCGAGCCACACCTGTCGCCTGCTATCCTCATCTCTCTTCGGCACCACGCTCGCATGCGGTAATCGAGAGGTATCGGATCGGCAGCACCGTAAGTTCATCGGGACCATGCGGCGTATCCGTGTCGAAAAAGAGGCTGTCTCCAGGTAACAATCGATATAGATTATCGCTATGCCTGTATATTATTTCACCTTCAAGCATATAGATAAACTGCTTTCCCTTACATTTGAATATCGGCCTTGGTTCGGTCTCGTTGGTAATCGTAACAAGGTAAGGCTCGATCATGACGCCGCAAGAACTGGAGTCTATGCACCCTAGAAGGTTGAGTTGGTAACCTGTGCCGGGTCTCTCGACATTGACGCCGCGCCCTGCCTTGACCAGCATCGCATCGCGTCTTTCATTGAAGTTCCGAAAAAGGCTAGTGAGCGGCGTGGCTAGTGCAGATGCCAAGGCTCGCAAAGTGCCCAGCGACGGAGATATGGAACCATTTTCGATTTTCGAGAGCATTCCCGTTGAAATGGCGGAAGCTGCTGCAAGGCGCGTGGCTGTCATGCCAAAATTTCTTCTGCGGGCCCGGACCTCGCTGCCAATGGCTTCGCGGAGCAGCTTCTCCCGCTGCAAAGCCTGCCCATTCCGGGGAGAGATCGACGGCGGTGCCGAGCCCCAACTTGACGCGCCGGCTGTCGGATAGCCCCCCTCTCCGCCAATTGCTAGGCGGGCGTCGCCTTCGGTTTTCCTCACCTTAACCAAGGCTATTGCGTCCCCCGTTTAGCTCATCGCGCAGTGAACGCACGAGCCACTGTTCGTCTCCGCCGGAGGGATCAAAGAGCGTGTGCGGTTCATCAAAGTATGCAGCACTGCTGCGGCGGATCGCGTGGTGGGTAATCAGCCTACGTAGCTTCGCAGGCCGGACGGGCTTGCGTAGAATGAGATATCCCATTTTCGCCAGCTCTTTGATCTCAGCCAAATCGCTTTCACCTGTGATAATAACGGCAGGTATCGCAGTTTGCAGCGCAACATGGATACGTTGGATAGCTTCAGCCCCGTCTAACTTGCCGGGAAGCCTGTAGTCGGCAATGACGATCCCCGGCATTTCGACTTCTTGATCGACAATCTTCAATGCTTCCTCGGCAGTCCTGGCCCCAAGGACCAGACACCCCCAAGAATTGAGTAGCTGGGTCGTCGCGTCTGCTACTGCATAGTCATCTTCGACGAGCAGCACCCGAAGCCCAACCAGAGGATTGGGGAGCTCCGCCCGCTCTTGGCCCTCGCCCCGCACCACCACCGGCTCACCTCGCTTTACCACCAGGCCGAAGTATGACCCCTTTTGTAAGCTCGAGCTGTGCTCTATCGAGTGCCCCAGGCAATCAGCTAACCGCCGCACAATCGCCAACCCAAGGCCAAGTCCCTGACCTCGATCGCGTTCGGGATTATGCAATTGATGAAAATCGTCAAAGATCGCGGTAGCCTGGTCTTTGGGAATTCCCGAGCCTGTGTCCCACACTTGGATAGCAATATCGTCGCCTCGGCGCCGGCATCCCAGCAGCACCTTACCTGTGGTCGTATAGCGGATTGCGTTCGACAGCAGGTTTCCCAAGCTGCGTTCGAGCAAGACCGGGTCGCTGTAGACCGTGGCAGTGGTCCGCACGACACGCAACTCAAGTCCCTTGTCCACAGCCTGTGGCAAATAGGAAATCGAAACCCGCTGAAACAAGTCTTGGAGTAAGAAATGCTCGCGTTGCGGCACCACTGCTCCTGCCTCCAATTGCGATATGTCAAGAAGCGAGTTTAAGAGCCGTCCTGTCGCAACCGCCACGCCCTGAACATCAGCTACGATCGCAAGGGCTTCGCGATCATGAATTCGTTCGTAGAGAACCGCCAAATACATCTGCATGGCATGTGCAACGCCTTATGGACGCCGAGGATGTGGCGGCGGCGAAAAGGAAAAAAGAGCGAGAGGAGGAGTGGGAACGCTACCTAAGGCAAGAGGATGCCCGCAAGACAGATCAAGCTCTTGCCGATAGCCAGCAGCAGCTTGCGGAAATTATCGAAAGGTGGGGAAAGGCTATGACGGTCGAGCGCTTTTTCGCGGATGCTGAAGAGCGTCTGAAGTGTACGAACGACGGGCGCCGGCTGCGACTGGAGGAGCGTCTGGCGCTCGCGAAGGCAATGATGGGAAACGCGGATCCGCTGGATTTCATAGAAAGCTGGGTAGCCCCGGAGGAGAGGCATCGTTCAAAGTTCATCTAGTCAGTTTGGGTAGCCGGCATCGCGGAAACGGGACCCGAAGAACTAAAGATGAGCGCCAGAGAAATCAGCGGTGCGTCTGCATGATGGCTCAGGTGGTCAAGACGATTTTGTGTTACGCACCACCGGCATTTGTGCGAACTCGCCGCTGAGGTCGTGCCGCAGTCAAAGCGTAATAAGCTACATAAACATCCGTAAAGCGCCATTTGCGGGTTCGGAATATTCGAAGACAGTTGCGGGCCGAGTCCTGCCAGTCCGCTTACAGAACTCAAATGCGCTTGGCGGACCTACGAGCGCTGTCGCAGTTCAACTGTCGTTGCGGCGAAAATCCAGTTTGAGCTTATCCTGGTACACGCCTATACGTTTTTTGGCGCGGTCGATCACATCGTTGAAATGCAAGATCTCAAAATAAGTTTCACCGAGCGACTGCCGAGTCTCGGGATCCTTCAGTTCGCTTGACTGGAACCAGCCATTGCCAGTCGGGAACGGCGTCCAGTTTCCGCTCAGACGCAGCGTATTGACGCTGTCGCCGATAAGGTAGCCATAGAACTTCCTAAGTTTCCCGCCGGATTTCGCGGCAAGTAGCTGGGCATACTCCGAAAGATCGCCAATGTGCTCATCGGTTGAGACACCGGGCGCTTTAAACTCGACGATGATCGCGGAGCCCTCCTTGCTGAAGACCGCGATATCGGGGCGCTTGCCGCCGTTGTCCGTAGTCCGTTTGGCAAGAACCGCCCGGAGCGCCTCGTCGATATCGCTTTCGAATACGTTCGTATCATCGTTCCATTTGATGTTTGCGAGCGGCATGTCCGAGGCGATGTAGTCATAATATTGATACTCTTCGCTCAGCAGCCAGATGTCATGATCTGTCGTCTCGGTGCTGTCCCTGCGCATCGGGAAGAAGATGCTATGGATGATCTGCTCATCCCTGCGCCGAACGCCGTCGGCAGGCGCTTGCATGGCGAGCCGCTGGCCGCACGCGAGATCGAGAATATCAACGATGGCCGCGCGACGCACAATGAGCTGCGATAGGTTGGCCATGTCGAAATTCTTGAGCGACGAGGTATATTTCCATGAAAGTTCATGGATTTTCTGCCGGAACTCGTCGGAGTCCGGCTCCGCCAGGATGATCTCCTCCTTGAGGTTGAAGATAGCGGCGGTGTCGTCGATGACGGCCTTCTGATATTTGCTCAACACGCGTTCGGCGACTGACTGGGCGGATTCGCCATAGACAATACGGGTCTTGGTATCCTGGAGCATCGCTTCACTGATGCCGAACTGGTAGGTCGCCTCTTTGAGCACATTGCTTTTGTTCCAGTCAGCCGGGGTGACCATCCCGTCAATAACTGGGTCAAGCGCCTCATGTATGTCGGCATAGGACAGTCTCTCGGAGGAAAACATGTCGCCGCTCGGAATCTCATCCGGGATGTTGTCGAAATCATCGCGCTGTTCGTTGACGCGGGCATCGAGATAATCGGCTTCGATAAGCACGATATGGTGGAAGCCGCCAACTGGGTTATTCTGCTCGGCGCGCGTACGAAGGTAGTGTCCCGTAATGTCCTTTACAGGCGTTGATTTGGCGCAGAATGCGATGGCGTTGCGCGGAAGGTCATATTGCTCGGCGTCGAGCTGATAATGTGAGAGGTTGAATCTTTGCCAGCTGCCGAGACGGTCGCCTGTTCTCGGATCACGCTCCTCGACGTCAATCGGACGCTCCGCGGTTACGGCCGGTAGATCGGCGAGCCGCAGCACTTCGTTCTGGGGCTCTTCGTCCTTCCAATGTCGCGTGGTGAACCAGATCTCGAAGTTGCCCAGCCGCTCTCCAAGTCCGACGAGCCGCTGCAAGAAGGCTACGAGCATTTGCTTTTTGAGCACAGGCGCGGAGAAGAGGCTACTAAGGGCGTCGCCGTGAGATATCCGGGGGCGAACCAATTCCTTGAACTGCTCAAGCTTGATGACGGTTCCAATATCAGCTTCGACGCTGGGACCGATGCTGAAATCAGCGGCCTCGATTTGCTTCTGCGGCTCGGCATAGCGCAACTCGCGCTTCAGGAATTTGTCGCCATCATGGTAAGTAGTGGCGATCGTCATCGCCGCGAAGTGATGGAAGAACTGGATGCGTCCGGCGCCCTTGCACTTGCCGATACCCGAAATGGAAAGGTCGTCCTTGTAGGACGTATCCTTGGTGAGAAAGGCCTTGAGTTGTTCGTCGCCGAGACCGCATCCATTGTCGCCGCAGGACACACTCATGACTTCGCGGTCTTCGAGCATGTCAGCGGGCGAGAAGTCGACTTCGATCGTGACATTCATGCCCGGTACGGAGGGGTCATCCGCTCTGCGGATCAGATAGGCGTCGATGGCATTCGCGATAAGTTCTTCAACAACGACATACTGGTTAAAGCTGAGTCTAGTGTTTTTAATGCTTCCCCTGATGTCGAGCGTCATTTTCGTTTCGATCCAATCTCTAACATAAGCCGGCCTACTGGTCGCCTGCCCATTTGAGAGTCAAGTGATGACAGGTAGAAGCCCCCGCCACCGCCTCATGGACGGGCATAATGTCTGTCCACACTGTTCATTATACGACCCTAAGATGATGGCCAAATCCTGCGTCGGCAGCAGCGCGTACCACTACCACGAAAGACCTCCTGCATTGGCAGTTCACTCTTCCGAGATCGTCCACCACTGCTACCCGAAGCGCTCTTTAAGCAGGGGAAGCTCAGCCATTTCCTCAGCCGTCAGGATGAGCGCCTTTTTGGGCGTCTTCATCTTCCGCTCGACAAGCTCCGTGGCGAGCTGCTCGATCATCAACCCCTCGGCGCTGATGATCTGAATGGTCTCCATCCAGAGCTCCTTGAGCAGCACGTGCACCTCTTTAGTGGCTTGGTCGATGTCGCTGTCCGGGTAGAGGATGTTGCGGAGCAACTGAATGTTTTCGATTGCCTTGGTGTAGTCGTCTTGCCCTCCGCCGTGTTCCAACTTGTTCTCGGACTGCGCCTCTACTATGACGGCGTCTTCCATCTCTCCGGCTAACACGCCAGCAAGGGCTACCTTGCATCGATCGCGAGAGTAGGTGACGATTTCTTCTTTGGTGCGCAACGGCCGCATCATGTTCGTCGAAGACGAACCGCCGGGGCCGTATATCTGCAGCGTGTCTTGGCCGATATTGAAGTCGCCAACCTTAAAGCCGACGATCCGCGCCATAACGTGGTGGCCGAGCTCGTGTCGCGCCAGATGCATCAGGAGATCAGTCTCCCGCTCGCGCTCTTCGTCCTCAAAGTTCATCGGTCGCCCCTCAGTTCTCGCCAGTACTTAGCTCTCAAAAGATGGGAGATGGCGCTCGCGATGGCGCTAAAAAACGTCGGGCCTAATCCGCGCCATGACTGGTTCGAAGTCAGCGATGTCAAGGTTCCGGCCGACCGTGCCCATGTGCTGGTAGGTGTGGAGGTGCACAAGACGATACGCGCTTGAGTAGCCGTACTGGCTGATATGCCTAGGCAGGTGCTCCACGTGGATCATTCCGTTGCCAGCGAGGAAGCTCACCGCGCGCTTGATGTCGTCGTGGTGGATGCCGGTGTATTCCTCGATCTTCTGGTGCGTAATATGCGCCAGATTGTTATTTCTGTCGCGCCTGGAGACGATCAGAAGGTAGAGCTTGATGGCATTCAGTTCGACCTGCCTACGCAACTTGAGTTCTTGGAAGAAGTCGATCTGGCCCTTGCTGTTATAGAGCGGCTTCGCCGGCAGCAGCGCATAGCCACGCAACGGGTCGAAGTCGCGGAGCCGGAACTCGCTCTGCCGGTCACCACGTTCGATGAAACGCGTCTCTAGGAGGCCGAGCCCGGCCGCGATCGTCGTCCGGCTGAGGCCGGTCGCGCGATGCAGGTTGTCGTAGGTGATCTTCACCGCACCCGTCTCCTGGTCGGTATGCTGAGCGATCACCATGAGCGTCATGAGAGCAGCTAGGCACTCGACTCGGTTCTCCCTGCCCCAGGTGAAGCCCTTGAGGCCACGGTCCTCGATCCAGGCATTCGGCAGGCGGACGAAGTTCTGCAGGGCCATTAGCGCTTCCCCTTCGGCTTGGTGTGCTCGTGAACGACCCAGATCGTGAAGGCAGCCAAGCCGAAGGCTGCGAGCGCGATCATAAGGGCGAGAATGACGGCCGGCGTGTTGGCCAGAGTAGTGATGAGTTCAGGCGCCTTTTCCATTGGCGAGGATCCTTTTGGTTCGCGTCGATGATGCGAAAAAAGCCGATCCCAACTAGTCTATCTAGAACCAGTCCTCCCTTGGAATCGGCCAATCACGCTGCACAAGCGTTCTAAAACAACGCCTTAAGAGCAGATGGGCTATTCCATGAATACCTCTAAAGTAGTCCATGAACGCCCCGCTGTGAACTAAGAACCTAGTCCCGGGACATGTTGTCCGGGGTGCAGCATATACGCGCTCTGCCTGCGCGGGGGCTTCCGCAGCCGGCTCATCGATGGAGATGTTGCCCGGCGGCAGGCCGTCTTCGTCGCGGACCGGTACCGCCACTAAGCCTCACATCTTTAGGTCAACACAGCGCCAGAAGCACACGCTCCCCCCGAACGAAATGGGCAGCCTTCGGTTACCGCGTCATCGTCGAGCAGAGCTCCATTGCATTTTTCCACAGGAAGGTACGTCGAAATTGGTACGGTCTGTTGTGCTTCCGTAGTGCTTCCGCGCAAAAAAACGAGGACACTTGCGAAAATCGTGATCGGATAACTATTTGATATTTATGTTGAAATTGGCGCACCCGACAGGATTCGAACCTGTGACCTCTGCCTTCGGAGGGCATTGGTAAAGGACTTCCTCGAATTTACCTGTGCTTGCCAATCCTTTCTAACACAATGAAATTACGAGGCTTTCCCCTTTCTGTCAATCGCTAGCGTTTACTCACCTCTTCCCATGTTTCCGATTTTATGGTGAGTATCTGGTGAGTTTTCGAAATAGCAGGACAGAATGGCCAAGCTCACCAAATCGGTCGTGGATCGTGCCGAGCCGCGAACCAAACAATATACGATATGGGATGGCGAGCTGAAGGGGTTCGGCGTCTACGTTCAGCCCTCGGGCAGCCGAACCTACTTCGTCGACTATAGGACAAGCGACGGCGGCCGCCGACGCATGACCATCGGTCGCCATGGCACCATCACGACCGACCAGGCGCGCAAGCTGGCAATCGAAACACTCGGCGGCGTCGTGCTGCAGAAGGCAGATCCACTGCTTGAGAAGCGAACCCGGCGAACATCCCTCACCGTCTCCGATCTGTGCGACGACTACATCACTGCGGTCGAGAAAGGACTTGTGCTGGGCAAGGCTGGCCGCCCGAAAAAGCCGTCTACCCTCGCCACGGACAAAGGCAGGATCGAGCGGCATATCAAGCCGCTGCTCGGACGCAAGCTGGTGATCGACATCAGGCAGTCCGACATCTCGAAATTCATTCGCGACGTCACGACCGGCAAGACTGCCACTGTCGAGAAGACCGACAAGCTGAGGGGCAAGGCTGTTGTCGAAGGTGGCGCCGGCACGGCTAGCCGGACGGCCGGCCTTCTGGGTGGCATCCTCTCCTATGCGCTGTCCGAAGGCATCATCGACGCGAACCCGGCACGAGGCGTAAAGCGCCCGAACGACGGCCAGCGCCAACGGCGATTGGACGCAGCCGAATACGCTGCCCTCGGCAAGGTGCTGACCGACAGTGAAGAGCCATGGCAGGCCATCGCCAGCGTCAAGCTTCTGGCTTTTACTGGGTGCCGTCGCGGCGAAATCGAGGGGCTGAAGTGGCCCGAAGTCGACATCGATGGGAAGGCGCTCCGCTTGAGCGATTCCAAGACGGGCGCCTCAGTCCGTCCTCTCGGCCAAGCAGCGATTGACGTACTCAAGGGGATCGATCGCAAGAAGGGTGACTACGTCATGCCCGGCGTGCGGGACGAGAGCAAGCCCTATGGAGGCCTAGCGGGCGCGATGGACCGCATCATGCAGGCGGCTAAGCTGGAGGGGGTCACAGCCCACACCTTGCGACATAGCTTTGCGTCGGTCGGTGCTGATCTGGATTACTCGGACAGCACCATCGGCGCGTGCCTGGGTCACTCCGGCAGCGGGATTACCAGCCGATACACACATCGGCTGGACAGTGTCCTTGTGGCTGCTGCTGACAAGATTTCCGGCGAGATCGAGCGGCAAATGCGATGCAGATGAGATCTCCAGCCAAAGTGATGCTAAGATGACTTGAGCCGGATCCAAACTTGAAAAATAGTCGGCAATTCGAATCTTTCACGCTACCGCTCGTTCGGCGGTAGCGTGTTGACTTTCGCATGTCAAGACCCTATGTTTCGGGTGCGAGTGACACGGTGAACTTTACAGGCACTGGCCCGTTTTAAAGGGTGGCCAAGTTCGGTTCGTACCTCGCAAAGAGGGGCGCGCTTCGCGCGACAACGGAATAAACGGTGAGACAGCCCATCCCATAAGTACTGCGAGTGCGGTGCTTGGATGGGCTGGATCCGTTTAAGGGGGGATATGTTCTTAGCGCGCTATGCGATCCTGCTTGATGGCGGGTTCGTCACAAGAAAGCTTAAAGAGCGGCTTGGCCGGGTTGCCACAGCGGACGATATCGTTGCCTTATGCGATGAGATAAAAGCTAGCGACCACCTGAAAAACTATGAACTCATGCGCATCTACTACTATGACGCGCCCCCGTCAGGCGAGACAATCGCCAAGCCTGTGAGCGGTGAAGAGTTCCACCTGTCAGGCACCGATCGTTACCGTCACGCTCAAAGCCTTTATGACCAGCTAGAACTTCGCGATGGCTTCGCCATAAGGATGGGGGAAACTAGATTGTCCCCATTCCAGTGGAAAATGAAACCGCGCTCTGCCAAGCAGCTGATCAAAGAACCCCGTGCTGTAGCAGATAGAGACTTTGACCTCGATATTGGGCAGAAGGGCGTTGATATCCGAATTGGCTTGGACATGGCTCGCCTTGCCTTGCGTGACACAGTGCGGGCGGTAGCAGTTGTCACAGGCGACAGCGACTTTGTTCCCGCCTTCAAGTTTGTGCGTCGGGAAGGTCTCAAGGTCATGTTATGCACTTTGGGGCATAAAAGCGCTAGGCGCGAACTGAAAGCTCACGCCGACTTCGTTTTGTCTTAACCTCTCGCCACCCGACACCCAGCCCGCTTCGGCGGGCTTTTTCGTGCGCGGTCAGCCCACTCAGACAGCGGCATCAAGCCGCTACGAAAGAGAGAACGCCGACATGATGAAGGCCGACCCCACCGGTAAAAACAATTGCGGCGTAGAGCCTAGCCTCTGGCTGCAGATGACCAAGGCGGAAAAGCACCGCTGCTATGTGAAGGCGTCAAGGGCGCGCCTCGGCGACAAAAGAACCAAAGAGCAGATCGCAAAGCAAAACCGTTCGTACCGCGAGCGATACCCAGAGAAATGCCGCGAGCTTCAAAAAAGCTGGATTGCTAGGAATCCAGAAAAAGAAGCGGCTAGGAAGAAGGCATACAGGGAAAAAAACCGAGAGCGAATTTTGAAGGTACGCGCACTCTGGCGTGCCGCCAAGGCCGGCAACACGCCGCTGAGCTCCGCAGAGCTGCGCAAGAAATCGCTTCGGCAAAATGACTTCTACGCGGCAGCAGAGCGCGCCGTGCCAGCCGGATATCCGCGCTGGATCCGGGATGACGTCATATCCGATATTGTCTTGGCCGTGCTCGAAGGGGAAATTACCGTAAAGCAGATCGCCTCACGCGCACGAAAGTATATCACCCGTCACTATGCAGAATTCGGCGACCGCAAAACGCTGTCGCTGGATGCGCCGATCCCAGGCCTGGACGGCGTCACCTATCTTGATCGCCTCGCCATGGAGCCAGCAGAATGACCGCCGCATGACCCGCTCGACAAGTCAATCGCTCCACGGCTCATACGGTTCGTCTGGATCCCCCCAATTCTCTTCATAGCGTTTACGTAGGTGCGACACGATCAACGCTTCTGCATCTGACGGGTCCGCGAACTTAAGCTCATTCAATCGGAGGAGCTTATAGGCCAAGTCCGCACGCCCCTCCTTGAAGTAGTCGATAGCGGTCCAAGTATAGTTTCGATCCAGCTTGCCAAAAAGGCCCCGTTCGATTTCCCTCGCGAGATCCGAGGTTTCAATGCCATTCTCGGACGCTCGCTTCCAGCGTTCATGTCGTAACGTGAAATCTTGCATCCGCAGAAATGAGGGGCTTAGCGTGCTCGTCCTGGCCTGGTTGAACTCGATTCCACTGGTCAATCGTTCCGACAGCTTGTCGAGCGCGGCAATTAGTCCTTTGCGATAGGGAAGGCTCTGCGCAGCCTCTGCCTGATTAATCGCCTGATGGACTCGGTCAATCACTTCAATGATGTCTGGTTCCGGCGGAAATACCTGTTCCAACGCCTGGACGATCTCAGCATTCATGGACCGACCGTGACGTTCGGCTGAGTTCTTGATGCGGTCGCGCATGCCGTCTGGCAGGCGAACAATCACCTTGTCCAGATTTCGACTCTCCGACTCTTGGGCCATGCGGGAGCTCCTTTGTCCACAGATATGGCCATAGGCCAACTTTGCGCTTGCGACAATGTCGGCCTTAGGCCATATTGGCCTTAGGCCATATTTGTTAAGGAGACATAAATGACACCCAGTCGGGAGGCCGACAAGTACATCATCCGTTTTCCAGACGGCATGCGCGACCGTATCCGCGAACGCGCGGCTCAAAATCGACGGTCAATGAATGCTGAGATCGTCCACTACCTCGACCGCGCACTGGATGCGCAGGAAGCAAAAGGCCCGGCAGAGGTTGCAGCCTCTCCGAGCCATGTCACCCACCAACTACCGGCTTAATGGAGATTGATGAAATGATGACGGAACATAACACTGCTCCGGTCCATGGGGCAAGGGCGGCGACCGAAAACCCGGAGATCTGGGTGAAGGTTCGCCGCCTTGCGAGGGAACTGTCCCAGGCTCTTGCCGAATGCGAGGGCGCCCAGTGGATGGCGACGATCCATCCGCATCAAGAGGGACGCCGCCCCATCCTGTTTTCCGATATTAGTGAGACTGCTGAAAATCGGCTCGAATATCACGCCAAGCACTATGCTATCGCCGCCCGCGACATTGATCCGGACGCCCGTGAACTCGGCATGGGTAGAGCCGTCGGGAGTGAGCCGAACACTCGCTTCTATCTCTCGGTGTCGCGTCAGTTCGCGACCAAAGCGACGAGGGCTTGAGCTATGGCACATTTTGCAGAGGCTCTTTCCTTCATGCGCAGGCGGAAGCCTCGCGGTACGGGCATCGACTACTGGTGCGTCGAGCCCACGGGATCATACGGGAACGACTGCGCGACCGGCGCGCAGCTGGCAACTGAATACCTTGAGTTTATCGGCAAACATCCCACGGCTGGTCACGCTACCCTGCTCAACGGCATCGTGAGCGATATCCATAAAAATGCAGGCACCAAGGGGTTCAGCGGCATTGAGGTCGGCTTTTTCCGCCAGATCAACGAGTTCGCGATGGTCGCAGCGCAACTCTGGACAGGCAACCTTCCGAACGGGGATGCACGATGAGCCGCTTCATTCCTCATACCGACATGAGTGCTAACGACCTCATGCAGTGCAGCTATCAGGCGCAGGCGATCATTTCCCTCTGCATTCGTGTGGGCGATGACCTGTCGCCTATCAATCCTGAGACTGCGGCTGGCGCGGACATTTCTCAAGCGCTCGTCGTGGCGCTCGAACTGGTCGGCGTGATGCACGACGCCCTCGAAAGTCATGAGGGCCTAAAAGGCGGTGTCCGATGAACCCCGTCACAGAAACTTTGGACTACACCGACATCGAGAGCGAACTGCACGAAGCGGTGAACATGTCCGAGATTGCCTGCTCACTCATCGAACACGCAGGAGTTCAGCGCCCCGGCGGCACTCTCGTCACTGATGACGAATGGAACCAGCTTCTGTTCGCCGTCTTCCACGCAAACAAGCTCTCACTAGCTCTGAAAAGGCGCTGGGAGGAAGTCCACGAGAGCAACGTGAAGGCGAAAGGCGGTGCAGCATGACGCGCGCCCACAGTAAACTGGCGGAATATCACAGCAAATTCAGCATGGCCGATCCGATACCGAGGAACTTTGGCCAACTAGGGAAGTTGAGATGATGGTGAACCAGAAGGAACGCGATCCCACGCTTTTGGTTCCACCCGCAACCGTTCCTGGAGTTTCAATGACTCTACGCCCCCGACTTCGTCGTAAAGACGTTCCGGCCTATTTGGCCTCAACCCATGGCATCGACATCGCCCTGTCAACGTTGAACAAGCTTGCCACAATCGGTGGCGGGCCTGAAATGCAGTACGCCGGCCGCATTCCCCTCTACCACGTCGACGCTCTCGACGCCTGGGCGGCGGCCCGGCTGTCCAAACCTGTGCGGTCAACGTCTGAGAGGTCGGCGGCATGAGTGAGGATACATCTCAACAGGCCCAGATCGAAGCCTTTGAAGCTTACAAGGCTGCCAGAGCTAAGGCCGAAGCCTCGCAAGTATTCCACGACGCTATGGCAGCCAAGCGCGCGTGGTGGTTCTTTCTCAATCTGGTCGATGGGCCGGCCACGCCCAATGTCGTGGCTTTCCCAAAGCGGCCGCCGGAAATCGGGGGCGCTGCCTGATGGTCGGAGGAGTGTTCGCCGTATCGAGGCGGCTGTTTGACCATCCATTCTTTGCCAACGAACCCTTCACCGAGCGCGAGGCTTGGGTGTGGCTACTAGCCGACGCCGCTTGGAAACCACGGCAGGTGCGCGGACGTCATGGTGTCGTTGAGTTACAACGAGGTCAGCTCGCGCATTCCACCCGCTTCATGGCCGCCAGATGGCAGTGGTCTGAAGCCCGCGTTAGGCGTTTTCTGAAGCGACTGAAAAGCGACGCAATGATCGACGCACAGGGTGACGCGCAGACGACGCGCATAACCATCTGTAAATACAATGATTATCAGAAAGTCAGTCTCCCTACCGACGCAGATAATGACGCACCAGGCGACGGGCGCTCGACGCGCGCGCGACGCAAAGAAGAAAACATTCAAAGCAGGGAAGAAAAAGAAGAACCTTATGGTTCTTCCAAAAAGCGCGGGAACCGCCTTCCGAACGACTGGCAGCTTGCCAAGGATTGGGCTGACTGGGCAGCCGGACAAGGCCTCTCCGAATTCGAGATCAGGCGGGAAGCCGACAAATTCCGCGACTACTGGCTTGGCATCGCAGGTCAGCGGGGCGTCAAGCTCGACTGGCGTGTCACTTGGCAGAACTGGGTGCGAAAGGCCGTTGACACCAGGCAGTCCCGATTTGGTGCCCGGCCGGTGCGCAACGCGCACGGTGACCTGACCAACGCATTCCTCTTCAGCCGAGGTTGACTTGACCGACACCAGTGCCGCCCTTGCCGAGCATGGTATCCGCTTGCGGGACCACAAGACCGGCAATCACAAGACGACGTGTCCGAACTGCTCCAGCACTCGGCGCAAGAAGACCGATCAATGCCTATCCGTGACGATTGAGGATGACGGCCGAGTTGTATGGAACTGCCACCATTGCGGATGGAGCGGCGGTGCCGGGGGCGAAGGTTACCGGCCAATTCGTGAGCGGCGGACTTACCGCAAACCCGAACGGGTGGAAAATCCGCAGCGACCCGAAACCCTCTACGGGTGGTTCACGAAGCGGGGGATCACGCAAGCCGTGGTCGACCAGTTCGGCATCTACAAGACCCGGAAATGGTTCCCGCAAACCAACGTGGAAGAGGACTGCCTAGCCTTCCCCTACGAGTGGCAGGGCGAGCTTCGCAACGTCAAATACCGGACGGTCGCTAAGCAGTTCCGCCAGGAGAAGGAGCCCGAACCGGTATTCTTCAATGCCGACAGCATTGCCGAAGGCGAAGACCTGATCATCTGCGAAGGCGAGGTTGACGTGATGTCGTTCGCGGTTGCCGGGTTCCAGCATGTCGTGTCGTTGCCCAACGGCGCGCCCTCGAAAGAGGAAGCCAGCGACAAGCGTTACGAGCCGTTCGGGACGCATTGGGAGGAGCTGGTCAAGGTCCGCCGCATCCTGATTGCCAGCGATATGGACGAGCCTGGCGAAATGCTCGCGCAAGAGATCGCCCGGCGTGTCGGACGTGATCGGTGCTTCCGTGTTCGGATGCCGGCGGGTGGTGATGTCCAGTGCAAGGATGCCAACGAGTGCCTTGTGGATCATGGCATCGAGGTCTTGCGGGAATGTGTGGCCCAGGCAGAGCCATGGCCTATCGATGGATTGCACGACGTCGAGGACTTCGCCGTCGACGTGATGGACCTCTACCATGGGCGTGGACCGCGGCCTCTCTCCACTGGGTTTTACGAACTCGACAAGGCGTTCAAGTACATCCCTGGCCAGTTCATAGCGGTAACCGGCATACCCAATCACGGCAAATCACGCGTCATCGACCAGATTGCAGTGCAGACGGCGCGTCTGCGAAATGAAAAGTGGGCGATGTTCTCGCCTGAGACTGGCGAAGCCAACCATGTGGCCGACCTTTGCGAGATTTGGGCGGGGCAGCCGTTCTATGACGGCCCCAACCAGCGAATGACGGAATCCGATCTGTCGTCGGCAATGCTCTGGCTCAACGAGCGCATTTTCCTGCTTGGCGCTGTCGAACACACGCCGTCAATCGACTGGCTGCTTGAGCGGGCGCGCGCTGCCGTGATCCGCTACGGGGTCACAAACATCGTCATCGACCCGTACAACGAGGTGGAGGCATCGCGCCCGGAGAAGCTGACCGAAACCGAATTCGTTTCTCAGCTGATTTCCAAGTGCAAGCGCTTCGCCAAGCACCACGGTTGCGCCGTGTGGATGGTGATCCACCCCACAAAGATGAAAACCACTGAGGACGGCAAAGACCCGGTTCCGGGGCTATACGACCTCGCCGGCAGTGCTCATTGGCGCAACAAGGCCGATGCGGGGCTGGTCGTCTACCGGGACTACGAGAACGAAACCACCTTCGTCATTTCCAAGAAGATCAGGCGACAGCCGATCTGTGGCAGGCCGGGCTCGGTCAAGTTCGAGTTCATCGGCGCTGACCGGCGATTTCGCGACTACCCCGACAGCTACGCCACGCTTGGCAGTAAGGACGGAGCATGAAGCCAGCAGCTCAGTACACTCTACCGGACGAATTGGCTGGACTGCGCACTTGGCTGGCCAGACAGGGTGTCGACGTCGATCATCTCAAGACCGAGCGGCAGGCGCTCTATCTCGGGACCGTGCTCGGTCGGCGTAAGGTCCGCATGCCTAAGCGAGGTCAGCCATGCTTTCCGGCGTTGCTGCATCTTCAGTCGGTGCTCGGGCTTCGTGGGAACCGTCCGAAGGACCAGTACCAGCAATCCAGACTGGGGACATTCGGCCCTGCTTCAGACGTGCGCCGCATAGATCCCGCCGAATATCTCGCAACGAAGGAAGCCAAATGAAGCAAGCTACCGACACGGCCCGCTGGTACGTAGTTCGCGCTCGCCCTTCGCTCGAACTCAAAGCGGCCGAGGAAATCGCCGGTCTTGGGCAAGTGGTCTACGTGCCGCGATTCCGAAAGGAGTACAAACACGCCCGGCATAAGCGCTGGTCGGTGAAGTACTTCTCGCTTTTGACCGGTTACCTGTTCGTGCTGGCGTCCGACCACTGGCCGCGCGTCCTCGACTGCGAGAGCGTCGACTGCATCTTGCGATCCAACAACGGGGAGCCGGTGCCTATCCTCGACGCGACCGTCCAGGGGATCCGGTCAAAGCAGGAAACCGGAGAGTATGACGAAATGCGGGTGCATGGCCGTGTCGAGGCCGGCACATCGGTCAAGGTCATCACTGGCGCCCTCGCGGGCCTCCATGGTCCGGTGTCTGCATCGACCGACGCGCACGTCATCATGATGCTGCAGATGTTCGGGCGAGAGGTGGCCGCGAAGGTGCCCCTTGAAAAATTGGGCCAAACAGGATAGTTACATTTGCAACTTATTTGGCGAAACGCTTGTCTGTGCGGGGCCTGAGAGTCACCAGCCGGAGCGGCACAGGAAATCGCCACCTGTGACCGGGGAAGTGCGCCCGGATTTCCTCAGCCCCGCTGACCGCCTGGCAGGCCAGCGCGTTACCCCGGCCGGACAGAGAGTCCGGCAAGGGTAGCGTTTTCGCGGTCAGGTCAAGGCAAGTCGCGAATTTTGTGGAACGAAGCGTTGACGGGCAATCCGCCGACATTGAACTGAAACTGCTGGCCATTGCCAAAATTTGCAGGCAGCGCCACCGGAAGACTCACACTCTGGCCGGCTTGAAGCACAGCGCCTGTCACGAGCTGACCCGTGGTCGAGGCTGTGAGGGTGACGGTACCAGTAAGGCCCCCACCCGCTGCAGAAGAATAGGTTCCATCGTAGGTGAGGCCGCCGACGTCCATGCCAGCAATGATGCCATTGCCGACGTAGAGCACAGCGCCGCCTTGTTGAAAATTGCCTTGGTACTTCACTTGGTAGAGGGTTGCTGCCATTTGAACCTCCTGTTTGGTGGTACCTGATAGGTGGGTATTCGTTCGTCACTCCACAACTTGAAACGCCGCCAATTTGCGACTGTGAAGCCGGCCGAAACAGCCGTTCAGTCCGCCGTTTTTGCTCCTTCAGCTTTCAGGGCCGTGGCAATCGCATCCAGCGTCGCGTGGCGGTCGCTCTCCAACATGGCTGCGATCACCTCCTGAAAGCTCTTGGTCTCACATCGGAGTACCCACAGGGCAGAGCGTTGAGGGCCGCCCGTGTTCCAATGGAAAGTAAGCCCATGCATATCCGGTTCGGGCTCCACTACCCGGTTGAAGGATAGATGCGTTCCCACGCGGCGCACCCTGATCGCCATGCGTTCCTCCCACTAGCCCCAATGTTACGGTTGAAGTTGCACAATGTCTGACCTGACTGTCAAACAAGAGGCGTTCGCTCTCGCCTACGTCGAGACAGGCAACGGCTCGGAAGCATACCGGCGCACGCACGACGTAGGCGCGGACACCAAGCCTGAGACGGTCTGGAGCGAGGCAAGCCGGTTGCTCGCCAAGCCCAAGGTTGCCGCAAGGGTCAAAGAGCTTCAGCAGGAAGCCCGCGACCTTGCAATGGTGTCCATCGGCACGCTTACCCGGGAGCTTGAAGAGGCTCGCGCTCACGCCATGAAGGACGAGAAGGGCGCTTCTGCCGCTGTCTCTGCAATCATGGGCAAGGCCAAGCTGCACGGATTGCTTGTCGAGAAGGCCGAAGTCACGGGCAAGGGTGGTGCGCCGCTCACCTCCGCAGTGGATGACCTCTCCAAGAACGACATTGCCCGCCGTGTGGCCTTCCTCCTGGCTCAAGGGCTGAACAGTGCAGCTAAGTGAAGTCCTCGCCGCGCTCGATGCGCTGCCGCCAGAAGCGAGGCAGGAAGTCATTGACGAGGCGCTGAATGCCTCGGCTGGCCGGTATATGATCCCGAACCCCGGCCCGCAGACAGACGCATGGTTCTCGCAGGCCGATGAAACCTTCTATGGCGGCGCGGCTGGTGGCGGCAAGACGACGCTGATTTGCGGCCTCGGGCTGGAAGAGTACCAGCCGGCGCTGATCCTGCGTAGGCAGGCAACGCAGCTCAAGGGCATTGAGGATGAGCTGGCCCGGATGCTGGGCACTCGCGACGGCTACAACAGTCAGTCGCACGTCTGGCGTCTCCCGACTGGTGGCACGATAGAGCTGGGCGGCGTGCCCCATGAGGCGGACAAGGAAAAGTATCAGGGCCGAGCGCACCGCCTCAAAGCCTTCGACGAAATCACCCAGTTCACGGAAACCCAGTATCGCTACATCATCGGTTGGCTTCGCGATGCGCAGGGACGCCGCTGCCGTGTGGTCTGCACTGGCAACCCGCCGACATCAGCCGAAGGCATGTGGGTCGTTCGGTACTGGTCGCCATGGCTGGACAAGAGCCACCCGAACCCGGCAGCGTCTGGTGAACTACGGTGGTTCACGACGATCGACGGCGAAGACCGGGAAGTCGACGCGGACTATGTAGGGCCAAGGGGTGAGCGGCCACGGTCTCGGACCTTCATCCGCTCGATGCTGGAAGACAATCCCGACCTCATGGCGACGGGGTACGCCTCGCAACTCGAAAGCCTGCCCGACGAAATCCGCGAACGCCTCCGCTATGGCTCATTCGAACCAGATGGCAAGGACGATCCTTGGCAGGTGATCCCGACCAAGTGGATACGGGAAGCGCAAGCACGGTGGATCAGCACGCCGCCCGAACTACCGATGACTGCCGTAGCCGCTGACATCGCACAGGGCGGACCCGACAAGACGCAGATCCAGAGCCGGCGCGATTGGTGGTACTCGCCATTTGCCAGCTATCCCGGCAGCGATACGCCAGACGGGCCGACTGCTGCGGGACTAATCATCAAGGAAATGCGGGACCGCTGCCGCGTCGTCGTCGATGCCGGCGGCGGGTATGGCGGCGACACGCTGACCCAGCTTGCTCACGCTGATGTTGACTGCTTCGGCTTCAAGGGCGGGAATGCCTCTGCCTCTTCCACCCGTGAAGGCATGTACGGCTTCTACAACCTCCGTGCACAGGCTGTTTGGCAGTTCCGTGAACAGCTCGATCCAGCCTACGGCTCACGCATCGCATTGCCGCCCGACCCCGAACTCGAAGCTGACCTGGCTGCCTTCCGATACGAAATCCGCGCTCGTGGTGGTGGCGAGGAAATCATCGTCCTGCCGAAGGAACTGATGCGCGAACAGCTTGGCCGCTCCCCCGACAAGGGCGACACGACGATCATGCTGTCGGCTTCGAGCATCGGCGGGCTCCGGCGCCCGAAGGCCGCGCAAGAGCGGCGCGAACAATCGCGGATGCGGCTTCAGTCCGTGACGTCAAACAGTGCCTTGAAGGCCAAACTGCGAGGAAAACGCTGATGAGTGGACTTTTCGGCAAGAAACAACCGATGCCCGAGCCTGAGCCGCCGGCGACCATGCCGGACCCGGAAGACCCGTTGGCCAAGCGCCAGCGCAGTCGGACGCGCTCGCTGGCCCCGGCGGCGAAGAGCAGCGCGGCGACAGATCGTCTTGCGCAGGTGCCCGGCACGATCGGGCGGGAGTTCTCGCGCGGAACCCTCGGGGCGAGCTGATGAGCGATCAAGCAGGCCGCGACCTGATGGCGATCGATGGTCGTCTCTTCTCTGCGAAGGGCGCGCTTGACAGCCTGTATCAGGAAATCGCCGAATTCCTGTTCCCTGAGCGTGCCGACTTCACGACCGACATCGTCTACGGGCAGGAGTTTGCCGCCCACCTGACGGACGCCACGCCCGTGCTGATGCGGCGTGAGCTGGGCGACCAGATCGGCTCGATGGTGCGGCCCGATGGACGGCAATGGTTCAAGGCAGCGGCTTCGAACAAGCGCGTTGGCCGTGATCGTGGAGCCGCCGCCTTCCTCGAATTCATGACTGACGTCAACAGCGCCATTCTGAATTCACGCGACAGCGGCTTCCGGCGCGCCGCGCAGCAAGTCGAGCATGACTTTGCGACGTTCGGCATGGGCTGGCTGCAGGTCAGCTACAACAAGAACCGGGACAATCTGCTTTACCGGTGCCACCACCCGAAGCACATGGCCGGGCAGGAAGGTCCAGACGGCCAGGTCAACCATGTCCACCGCAAGTGCGACATGACAGCGGCGGCGATGGCCCACCTGTTCGGCGAGGCGAGGCTTCCGCAGCCGGTGAAGAACGCCTTGCAGAACAACGACATCAAGACGACGTTCAAGGTCCGGCACATCTTCATTCCGCTGGACCTCTATGAGCCGCACCGCAAGTTTCCGAAGGGGGCAAAGTGGGCGGACGTCTACGTCACGGAAGACGGTACGATCCTGCAGGAGCTGCCGGCCTTCACCTTCGACTATGTCGTCCCTCGCTGGTGGCTGTTGTCGGGCAAGTTCTACGCGGTGTCATCTGCCGCGACGATTGCGCTGACCGAAAGCCGTATGCTTCAGCGCATGAAGATGACGATCATCGAGGCGGGCGAAAAGCAGGTCGACCCGCCCTTGGTTGCCACACAAGACGCTGTCCTCTCACCCATCGATCTCGGCGCCAACGGCGTTACCTTCATCGACAGTCAGTATGACGAACGGCTCGGCGCTGCTCTTCGCGTGCTTGACCTGGGCAAGAACGTTGGCCTCGGCATCGACCTGATCAACGACCAGCGCAACCAGCTCGGCGATGCGTTCTTCCTGAGCAAGCTCCAGCCGATCGCGCAGGCTGACAAGACTATGACAGCCTATGAGGCAGCACAGCGTGTCCAAGAGTGGATCCGCAATGCAATGCCGCTGTTCGGCCCGATCGAGCATGAATGGACAGGTGCGGTGCTCGACCTCACGACGCAAAAGGTGATGCGGGCCGGTGGCTATGGCCCCGTCGATCGCAACGGCATCCCGGAAGACATGCCCGACATCCTGCTCGGGCAGAACATCCAGTACGAATTCAACAACGCTCTGAAGGAAGCACGCGACCGGCAGGTTCTGAACGCGTTCCAGGAAGGCGCGCAGGTTCTGCAAGCCGGCGCTTCGATCGATCCCTCGCTTGCCGGCGAGGTTGATATCCGAACGATGTTCCGAGACGCCTTCGCCGCGGTGCCGAACGGTCGGGCTGACTGGCTGATCGATGCTGAACAGGCCGCTGCAAACCGCCAGCAAGCGCAACAGGCCATGGCTGACCAGCAGGAGATGCAGCAAGTCAGCAACGGCGCTGCGGTTGCCGCTCAGGTTGGTGATGCAGGCCAGTCGATCCGGGCGGCGCTAGGTCAATGAGCCAGAAGCTGTATCGCCCCTGGCATCCGGTCACGGTTCGCCCTGACAATGAGATGCCCCGGAATGACATGGAAATCCGCAGGACCGATTGCGTAGCGCTTCAGGCGCTTGCTGCCGGCATTGCGAGCGAGGACCAGCAGAAGCGCGCCCTTGGGGCGATCCTCCACATTTGCGGCATGCACCAAATGGCATGGATGCCCGCAGAGCACGGCGGCGAGCGAGACAGCTCTTTCGCAGCCGGAAAGCAGCATGTCGGCTTCCAGATCAGGAAGCTGATCACCCATTCCCTTTCCATTTTGACAGGTGAAACCAATGACCGACCAGCCCACGACCGACGCACCGGCAAACCAGCCGACGAACGTAACGCAGACCGCGCCAAACCCTGACCCCGTAGTAACGCAGGCTCCAGGCACAGCGCCTGCATCGCCAGCGCCGGCTGCCGATCCTGCCGCTGACGCGGCACTTCAGTCGTTCCGCGAACAGTTGGCTGGCGGTGACGCAGCCATGATGAAGCAGCTTGAGCGCTACAAGTCGGCCGACGAGATTTCGAAGGCGTTCCGCGAAGGCTACAAGAACGCCAAGAACGGCGGCAAGCAGATCGAGCTGACCGAAAAGTCGACCCCGGAAGAGGTGAAGGCGTATCGGGAGGCCAACGGCATCCCCGACGACGCAACGAAGTACCCCGGCGACTTCCGGGAAGGCTTCGAAGTGACCGACGCCGACAAGGCGATCCTGGCGGACTTCAAGGCAGCGATGCACGAGCGGAATGTCCCGCCGAAGGTCGCCGCCGCCGCCCTCGACTGGTATCAGGACTTCGCTGCGGCACAGGCGCAAGAGCTGAACGCACAGCTTGCGAAGGTTGCCGGCGACACCCAGAAGGCGCTTCGGGCCGAGTGGGGCGGCGACTATGACGGCCAGATCGGCGCGGCGCAGGAGCTGATGAAGGCGCATCTGGGCGAGGAAGGTTTCGGCCAGATGATGGGCCTGCGCCTCATGGATGGCTCCCGGTTGCAGGACAGCCTACCGTTCGTGAAGATGATGGCCACCATTGGCGCCGACTACTACGGCAGCACGGCGATCCTCACCGGCGACATCGAGGCGACCGGCAAGACGTTGGAAGCGCAGAAGCAGGAACTGCTGGCGCTGCGGGTCTCGGACCCGACAAAGTTCAAGAGCGATGATGTTCAGGGCAAGCTGACGAAGATCTATGCCCAGCTCGATAAGATAACCGCTCGGAAGTGATCCGGGCGGCTGTATACTGATCGCGGCATCCCGGTTTCCGGCCCCGCAAACCTCTCCAAAATACAAGCTGATGTGACGCCCCGCGCTGGGGGAGTAGCGGCCCTGTGCTTCGGCACGGCACCCCGCGAAAGCTCGGGCGCGGCACCCTGATCACGGCTGGAAGAAACCCCTCCAAATCATCAACGAAGGATATTCGCCATGGCCTACGCCATTACGAAAACCCAGTACCGTGATGAGTGGGTCGTCGCCTTTCAGCGCGGCGAAACCTACCTCAAGGACTGCGTCACCAAGGAACTCATGATCAGCGGCCTGACGGCCTCGTTTGCGCTTCAGGGCGCTGCGGGTCGCATGACCAAGCGCGGTACGAACGGTCTTATCCCGTCGCGTAACCGTGGCGACAGCCAGCCGACGATCACGCTGGAAGAGAAGCACACCAAGGAGACCCGCCCGAACTTCGACGTGTTCACGGCTCCGGCAAACCTGCGCGAAGCGATGCAGAATGCCAGCTCTCTGACGGCTTCGCGTGAAATCGACTTCACGATCATCGACGCCCTGGCGACCGCCACGAACTCCTATGCGAGTGGCGCGGCTCAGACCCTGACTTACGGCAAGACCGTCGACGCCCTGACCGAGCTTTTCGAGCTCGACGTCATGGTCGGCAACGAAATCACTTGCCTGTGGACCCCGAAGGCTTGGGCTCGTCTGCTCACGTTCCAAGAGTTCAAGTCGGCCGACTATATCGATGCAAAGCCGCTCGTCGGCCTGGCGCTCGACCGGCCGAAGGTCTGGCTCGGTGCGAAGCACATCATGCACAACGGCCTGCCCGGCAAGGGCACGGCGACTGCGTCCAACTTCATCTTCGCAAAGCCTGCGGTGGGTCATGCCATCGCGGGCGATGTGAAGGTCGATGCGGGCTACAACGGCGAGGATGACTACTCCTACGACCGTGCCACGATCTACGACGGCGCCACCATTCTGCAGCAGGCCGGCGTGATCAAGGTCGTCACCGACGACACCGCTGCATTCTCGTAAGGAGGCGGAAATGGCTTACGAAACGAACGGCTTCAAGCTCCTGACCGATGGCCTTTCCGGCGCCAGCACCATGAAAACGTGGCTGCTGGACTCCGTGGACGCCATCGCCACGGTCAACACCAGCAACTACGTCAGCGACGGCCACGCCAAGGGCGCCCGCCAGGGTGACATCGTCATCGTGCGCACGCGCACGACCACGCTTGCCGGCCCGGTGACGGCAATTCACCACTGCTGGGTGATCGACGAAGCGACCGGCGCCAATGGCCTCGGCATCGATCTGACCGACGGCCTAGCCATCACCGCGACCGACACCGACTAAAGCGAACGGGGGAGGCTTTCGGGCCTCCCTTTTCCATTTTCCTTTCATGAGGTGACCCAATGACCCAAGTGTCAAAACTTGCGGGGCATCGCTTCGCGCAGGCTGATTACGCAATCGGCCGATACGCAGCGACCGTGCCCGCCGAAACCACCCTGGCCGACGTCACGCATCCGGAATTCTTCGCCAACCATCTGTCGGTGTTCCGGCGCGGAATGACCATCGACATCATCTCGGATGACTTCGCGCTCGATTGCTCGTTGCGCGTTCTGGCCGTCACCAAGACGTCAGCGACGGTGCGTGTGATCAGGCTCTTCGACGAGGCGACCGCTCCGGCGGTCACGGCTGTGGAACTCAGCGCGCCGGAAGTTAGCTTTGGCGGCCCGCATCACAAGTGGCGTTTCCTGCACGGCGGCAACGTCATTCAAACCGGCTTCGACACGAAGGAAGCCGCAGAGAAGGCCGCCGAAAAGTACATCGAATTGGCAAAGGGCGTGTAACCCCTATGGCGACAAAGCTGCAGATCTGGAAGCAAGCTCTGGTTCACCTGGAGAAGGCGACGATCACCACCCTTACCGACGATGTTGAGGCGCGATACGTCTTCGACAATGCTTGGGTGGGTGCGGTCGAAGAAGCCTTCAACTCGGGTGACTGGAACTTCGCCAAGGCATCGGCAGCTTTGTCGCCCAACGGCGCTCTTACGCCGGCTGTGGGTTGGGCATATGCCTTCGATTACCCGGCAGGCTGGCTGCGCACGGTGACTGTCTCGAACCGGCCCGACTTTGGCGCCTTCCACGACTATGTCGACCAAGGCGGAAACCTGCACGCCAACACGCCGACGCTCTATCTGCGCTTCATCAGCAGTGTGAACGCGGCTGACGACAAGATTTCGACCTGGCCGACGATGTTCTGGCGCTATGTGGCGCTGAAGCTGGCCTTCGACACCTGCGGCAAGCTGACGTCTGGCGACACACTGGAAGACAAGCTTGGCAAGCGCATGGAACGTGCCTTGATGCAGGCCAAGAACGTCGATGCCCGCAACGAGAACAACAAGGTCATCGAGCCCGGAACCTGGCTTCGTGCGCGTCGCGGCGGCGGTGGCATCGGCGGCTCGCGCGACAATGGCGGGACGCTTGTCGGCGGGCAGATCACGTTCGGCGAGGGCGACGTCTGATGCCTCGCGTTTCGGCCCCAGTCTACTCCCTGAACGGCGGTGAGGTCGGCGAGGAAGCGCTTTCCCGTCTCGACCTGGAGCGCATGCAGTTCGCGGCGGCGATCAGCTCGAACATCCTGCCCCGTGTCGTCGGTTCGATGACCCTTCGGCCCGGTCTGGAGCATATTGCAGACATCAATCTGGGCGATGTTCGGCTGCTCGAATATTCCTTCGCCGGCTCGAACGCCTCGATGCTGGTGCCGATCCTCTCGAACAATGAAATGCGGATCCTGAAGGACAACGCATTCGTGTCGCGCGTGGCTGTCTCGACCGCGATCACCAACGGCGACTTCAATTCCTTCACAGGCTGGACGAATGCCAGCGCTGCCGGCGCATCCGCGAATGTGTCGGGTGGCAATCTCGTGCTGACCGGCACGACGCAGGGCCGCGCGGCAGCTCGCCAGACCATCACTGTGGCCGGTGGTGACCAAGGCAAGGAGCATGGCCTTCGTGTTGAGGTCGTTCGCGGCCCAGTGTGGGTCCATATCGGCACAACTGCCGGGGCAAGCGACGTCCTGCCTCTGTCGATCCTTGACGACGGCGACCATTCGATCGCCTTCACGCCCACGACCGGCAGCATCTTCCTCGAACTCTACACCGACAACGCCAGACAGGCGCTCGTCACCCGCTGCCAGATCGATACGGCAGGGACATTGATCCTTGCTACGCCGTGGGCGACGGCCGATCTGGCGGAACCTCGGCACAAGCAGAATATCGATGTGCTCTATCTGGCTTCGCGCCAGTTCCAGCAGCGCGAAATCCAGCGCCGTGGCGACACGAGCTGGGGCGTCCAGCGCTACAAAGTCGATGACGGCCCCTTCGTGGCCGCCGACGGGACTGTGGCACTGACGCCTTCGGTCTATACCGGCAACGGCACGCTAACGGCCAGCAGGCCTTACTTCGAAGCGAGCATGCTCAACCGCCTGTTTCGGCTCTTCCAGTCCGGCCAGACTGTGCAGGAGAGTTTCACGGCTGCACCGGCCAATGGCGCTTCAATCCGTGTCTCCGGCGTTGATGCCGCGCGCAGGTTCTCGTTTCAGGTGTCAGGCACATGGGTCGGCACTGTCCGGCTTGAGGTTGCCACCGACGACGGTAGCGGCAACCCCGGCGCCTGGAGCACGGTGAACACCTACGCGGCGAATGTGGGGCCTTCGAACTATACCGACCCTGACGACAATGTCGTGAAGTTCTTCCGCTTCGTGGCCGTCGCCTACACCAGCGGCACCATCGACACGACCCTGATTTACACGGGGGGCAGTCAGGTGGGCGTAGCGCGAATGACAGGCTACACCAGCGACACCGTGGCCAGTGTCGAGGTGCTGAGCCGCTTCTACTCCCTGAACCCGACATTCGAATGGGACTTCTCGACCTGGTCGGACTATGACGGGTGGCCGTGGGGCATCGAGGCGTTCGGCGGCCGGCTCTACTGGGGCAAGGGCGACTTCGTGCACGGCTCGGTGCCCGACGCCTTCCATAGCTTCGACGACAATGTCGAAGGCGACAGTGCGCCGATCTTCCGCTCGATCGGCGCCAGCACCGACAGGGGCATTCTCTGGCTGCTCGGCCTGCAGCGCCTCATCGCCGGCACCGACAATTCCGAGATTTCGATCAAGTCATCGAGCTTCGATGAACCACTGACGGCGTCGAGCTGGTTTCCGGTCGATGGCTCGACGCAGGGCAGCTACGACCTGCGGGCGGTCAAATGCGATAAGGACGGCATCTTCGTTCAGAGCACGGGCTTGCGTGTCTTCGCGCTGATCGCCGAGCAAGGCACGCTCGATTACAGCGCTATGGACCTGATGGCCATGCACGAGGAAATCTGCGGCGGATCGCCGATTGTGAGCGTGGCGGTCCAGCGCCAGCCCGATACGGTGGTGTGGTTCATCCTGGAGAACGGCGAGGCTCGCGCCTTGACCTATCGGCCTTCCGAGAAGGTCGTCGCCTGGTCGCGTGTGCTGACTGACGGCCAGTTCAAGCAGGTCATTGCCTGCCGTGGTAAGGGACAGGACAACGTCTACTTCGCGATTGTCCGCAACGGGACGCAGCGTCTCGAAAGGCTCGCCGATCTGAAGGACTGTCGGGGCGGACAGGTGAACTGCCTGGCCGATGGCTTCAAGCGCTTCACCACCACCGCCAGCCAGACGACTTTCGCCGTGCCGCACCTCAACGGCAAGGGTGTCACTGTCTGGGTCGATGGCTCTGCGGTTCACGATCAGGACAATCTCCACTCGGTCACTGGCGGGCAGGTGGTGTTGCCGCCACAGCCTGCCGGCAAGGCCGTTGTAATCGGTCTTCCCTATGTCGGGCGCTGGCAGTCGACGAAGCTTGCCTACGGGGCGGCCAACGGCACAGCGCTGTTCAAGAAAAAGCGCGTCTCGCAACTGGGCATGTATCTGGTGAGCACGATGCTGGACGGCCTGCGCGTCGGCATGGACTTCGACAATCTGCGACGCCTCACCACGACGAAGAGCGACAAGCCGATCGCACCAAACACGCTGTTCAGCAGCTACGACGCCGACATGATGTCTATTTCCAGTGACTGGAGCACCGACAGCCGTCTGTGCCTGGAACAGCGTTCGCCATACCCGTTCACCGCCGGCTCGCTCGTTATGGACGTACAAACCAATGGCTGACATCCGGCCGGCCGACGACATCGACTTCGCCCGGTTCTATGGCGGCGTGCAGGTCACAGGCCAATGGATCGGCCGCGCCCTGTGGCGCCGTCGGCTCCTGGCTGGTTTCGGCTGTGTCATCGAGACAGCGGAAGGCGAGTGGATGGCCTTCCTGGAAGTGCCGGCCGAAGCGCGGAAGCCGTTCATTTTCCGGCACATCCTGCAGGTGCTCGGCGAGGTCAAGAAGCGGGGCGCTCGCGTGATCAAGGCGACGTGCGACACGTCGATCCCGAGAGCGGAAGCCTTGATGACGAAGCTGGGCTTCAAGCCAACAGACGAAATGCTAGACGGAAAGGTGGTGTGGCAATGGGTTTCCTGACGCCTGTCCTCGGGGCAATCGGCACCATCGCGAGCATCGGCGGCACGATCATGTCCGTTGCCGGGGCCATGCAAGAGGGCCGCGAACAGAAGGCCCGGTTCCAGTACGAACAGAAGGTCGCCGCGATGCAGGCGGACGAGGCAGCGGCGGCAAGCCAGCGTGACGCCATGGCCCGCTATCGCGAAGGCAAGCACCTGTTGTCACAGCAACAGGCGGCTATCGCCGGTTCAGGCGGGAACATGACCGATCCGTCGGTGATCAAGATCATGGGCGACACTGCCGAGCGGGTGGAACTGGCCGCCGAAACCGACATCTACAAGGGAGAGCAGCAGGCGCGCGGTTACAACGACGCCGCCAAGGTCGCCGGCTACAACGCCGAAAGCGCCATGCGCGCGGCGCGCATCCGGGCGGCGGGCAACCTCTTCTCCGGCATGTCATCGATGTTCAGCCGGTTTGGCGAGAGCAACAAGAAAACCCAGACCTCGACGTCCGTCTCTCTCCCGTATGGCTAATGGTGAATAGCGCATGGTGAACATTCCTACCGCCCGAGACGTCGCGTACAATAACCCGCGTTCGGGCCGCATTGCCAATTCCGGGCCGACGCCCATGGTCGGCGCTGCGATGCAGGATGCCGGACAGGCCGTCGTGCGGGCGAGCTACAACCTGTTGGACCTCGCCGACCGTGAGAAGATCGACGTCGCCAACGACCGCTCGAATGCCGTCTCGACCAGCCTGACGCGGTTTCTCGCCGATGAGGAACAGCGTTTCCTCAAGGCTCGCGAAGAAAGCTCGGAAAGCGGTATCGGCTTCACGCGCCAGTTCATGGAAGGCCACCAGCAGCGCGCCAACGATTTTGCCAAAGCCAATTTCGAAGGCCTGACCAAGGACGCCCAGACGGGCTACCTGAACAACATCCTGTCGCGTGGCAACGCACTGTTCGAGAAGGCCAACAACTTCGAGAACACCACGAAGTCGGCCTACTACGACCGCACCACGAACACCAACCTCAGTACCTATCGGACCCAGATCCAGAACAATGCCGCCAGCTTCGAGGATTTGAAGCGCCAGGGCCTCGAGGCGATCAACTCGGCGAACATGCCGGAGCCGTGGAAGGCTGAACGCCGCCAGAAGTGGGAGGCCGATGCAGCCGAAAGCAAATGGCGTTGGAAGTTTCAGCAGGATCCACAGACGGCAATCCGCGACATCAAGGGCATCAAGGTCGACACGAAGGGACTTGCGGGCGCCATCCAGCAGACCGCGGAGCAGCTCGGCATCGATCCTGTCGACCTCGCGACGGTCATGTCTTACGAAACCGGGGGCACGTTTGACCCATGGATCAAGGGGCCGACCACCAAATGGGGCACCCATCGCGGGCTGATCCAGTGGGGCGAGCCGCAGGCTGCGAAGTATGGCGTCACCAAAGACATGCCGATCGAGCAGCAGGTTGCTGCTGCCGGCCAGTATCTGCGCGATGCCGGCGTCAAGCCGGGTATGGGGCTGATCGACATCTATTCGGCGATCAATGCCGGCGCACCTGGGCGATACGACCGCTCGGACTATAAGGCCGGCGGCGCGCCTGGCACGGTTGCCGACAAGGTCAAGTTCCAGATGGAGGGCCATAAGCAGAAGGCTGCAGCGCTGTTGGGCGGAACCTACACGCCCGCAACCGGTGACCCTGATCTCGACGCGATCCCGCACGACCGCCGTGACCAATTGGCCTCATGGGGCGAGACGGAATACAGCCAGCAGGTCACGCAGGAGCGCGCGGCGGCAAAGGACAACTACAGCCTTCTGATCAAGACCGAACCCGACCAGGTGCGGGAGAGTGTCATCCTAGCCGACACGACGCTCGACAACGGCGACAAGGCCGAATTGATTGGAGCTCTGCGCACCGCGCAGAAAGACAGTGGCGACGTCAATGCCATGATCAAGGCCATGGCGAGCGGCGACGTCTCGGTGAACTCGTTCGACAACGACCAGACCAAGGTTGCCGACAAGACCTACGACCAGTTGATCGCCCGGGCCGAAGATGCTGACCAGCAACAGGCCATCACGTCCGATTTCATCGACCGCACCAAATACATCCCCAAGACCGTTCAGGCCATGGTTCGCCAGGGTGTGGCGTCGACCGATCCGGCGACTTTCGCGAAAGCCATGTCAGCGGCCGACGCCGTCGAGCGTATTGCGCCCATCTCGTTCGGGGCTTTCGAAGGCGGCGCACAGGCGCGCGACAAGCTGGCCGTATTCCGGCACCTGGTCAACGACCGGGGCCTCAGCGGCGAGGAAGCAGCGACCCGCATTATCGCGATGGCCGATCCGGCGGTGAAGGCCAAACGGGAAGTGCTCAAGCCGGAGCTTCAGAAGTTCGTCAAAGACCTCACGGTTGCTGACGTGACTGCTATGTATGACCCAAGCATCTTCACGTCGGAGCCTGGCGCCGGCATCATTCCCGATCATCCAGTCGGCCTACTGACAGAGTACCGAGAGATTGCCGAAGAAAAGTTCTACGAGATGGGCGGCGATGCTGGTTCGGCAAAGGCGGCAGCACTCGCCGACCTGAAGACCCGTTGGAACGTCAGCAACATTTCGGGCAAGCCGAACCTGATGCGTATGCCGCCCGAGCTGCACTATCCGGCAATCGGCGACACGCAGGACTATCTGCGCGAAGATGCCATGAAGACCGCCAGCGACTACGCCGCCAAGTTCGGCCGGAAAGTCGAGAACGTCGCGATCCTGGCGAGTGACAAGACCCGCGCCGACATTGAGGCCGGCGGAGTCAAAGCAGGCAGGCCACCACGCTATCGCCTGTTCTATCAATACACCGAGGGCGGCCAGGTACAGTACGATGAAGTCCTTGGCCCGCCATGGGGTGTCACGCCTGCCACGATCAAGGAACTGAGCGACAAGGCCGCAGGCGAGGCCAAGGAACGCTTCCTAGCGACCCGTGGGCGCAATGACGCGGCCAACGACGCCGAACGCGCTGGCGAGGCTGCTGCTGCCCGTGCTCTTGATGAAACTGTCGGTCCTGACTGGATGAAGGCGCGAGCCGCAGAAGGTGCACGCGAACTCGGCCGGTCGGAAGCAGCCACTATCCGTCGCCAGCCGTCTGATGTGCCGGCAGCACCTGGACCGATCATTGATCCCAAGACGCTGCCCGACAGTCCGGGCATGGCGCGAAAGCGCACGATCGACAAAGCTGTGTGGGGTGACGATGCCGCAGATTGAGTATCCCGATGAACGTCCGGCGCTCGGCACCTTCCGTGCGCTGGACTACACCCCAGAAGAGCCGGAGATTGCCCCGGACACCATGACAATCTTGGGCGCTGCCTGGCGGCAAGACCACACCATCGGGTCGGCCAGCAACAACAAGATGGCCGGGATTGACCGGGCAACGCGAGACGGGCTCACCGGCGAAGAGGTCTGGAGCGAAATCCAGGGCACGCCCTATGAGCAGCATTGGGACCGGCTCGCCGGCGTCTTCAATCGGCGAGCCTTCACGGCGCTGAAAAGCCAGATCGACATGGAGCGGGAAGACCGGCGCATTCTCGATGCTGGCGGATGGACTGCCGTGGGAGCGCAGTTTGGCGTGTCATTGTTCGATTGGCCTTCCCTGCTGCCGGGCGGCGCTCTGGTGAAGGGCGCGACGACTGGTGCAACCATCGCGCGGACCGCTGTCTCAACCGGCCTTGCCGGCGCGCTTGGTGCTGGTGTGTCGGAATTCGCGTTGCAGGCGACACAGGAGACGCGGCCTCTCGAAGAAAGCGTCCTTGCCATTGGCGGCGGTGCGGTTCTGGGCACGCTGCTCGGCTCCGGCGTCGGCGCGCTGTTCTCTGCCGCCGAACGTAAGGCAGCGCTGGCCTCGGTTGATCATGTCAGGGCACAGCCTGACGACGACGGCGCGGCGCTGGCTGACTTCCGGGCTGGCTTGGCTGAGGGGCAGAGCGCTGGCGCTGCTGCGGTCGAAAAGCCTGTGCTTGAAGACTATGACATTGCCAAGGGCGCCAAGGCGGTGGGCAAGGCTACTGCGCAACTGAACCCACTGACGCGTGCAGCTCACAGCCCGTCGGCGGTGCATCGCGCGAACATGGCCGATATCGCAGAGACGGGCTATTACCTCGAAAAGAATGTGCGCGGCGAAGGCAACCTGGCCGTCGAAAGCGCCGTGAAATACTGGGACCGGGGCGCGCTGACCAAGGGCCTGGAGGAAACGCAGGCCATCTACGCCGAAGCGCGCAAGACAGCTGATTTCGACATGACGCCTGAAGAGTTCCGGACGGCAGTCAGCAAGGCCATGCGCCGGGGTGACGTCGGCGACAACGACGTCATCAGCAAGGCTGCATCGGTCTGGCGCGAAAGGCTTTTCGAGCCGTTGAAGCAGGCGGCAATCGAGGTCGGCTTGCTGCCGGCGGACGTGAACGTCAAAACCGCAGTCTCCTACCTGACCCGCATCTGGAATTCGCCGCGGCTGAATGCCGGTGAAGCCCGCTTCAAAAGCATCGTTGGCCCATGGATTGATGAGCAGCTTGCGCAACTCGAGTTCAAGGCGGACGAGATCCGGATCGGCAACAAGATTGTCGATGCCGACAAGCAGCGTGAAGCGCTGACCAAAGCGACCGATCGGCTCGAAGGCCTGGAAGATCGACTGACCCAACGGCGCGGCATTCGTGATCGCAAGGCCGCTTCGCTGGAAGGGTTGCGCAAGACCCGCCTCGATGTGCTGAAAGAGCGCGCGCCGGCCGATCTGGTGAAGCGCCTTCGGAACATGGACGAAAACGCGGTCATGGTGGATGCGGTCAAGGAAGTCCGCAAAGCCGAGCGCGCCGCAGGCCGCAAGCAGTCCTTCGGCGAGCGCAGCCCGGTTCTGGCGCTGATCAGGAGCAAGGGCGGTGTCCGTATCGGCTCCAAGCTCGACCAAGCCTTGCGGGCAATGGACGTCACCCCGAAGACGCATCCTGGCATGTTCAGGAAGGAAGGCGGCATCGGCGACCTCGACAACTTCGTCCAGGCTGAAGACGCCATGTTTGCGAACCTGCCAGGCGACGGGGCCGGCTATGTCGACGCAAACGCTGTGCTTGACGCGATCCGCGGCGAACTGGCTGGGGTGCCGCTGCGCACCGCCGACGAAGATGCTGCAGCCGCACTGCTCGACAACCTCGACAAGGTGGCCGCGAAGTGGCTGGAAGACGTCGGCCTGCCGCCGAATGCGTCGGTCAAGGAAGTCCGCGATTTCATCGATCGCGTGACTGGAGCCGAAAAAAATCTCGATGGCATGGACAGCCGGATTTCCCGGCTCGAAAGCGAACTCGCCGACTTCGACGCGGCCGGCGACAAGCTGGTCAATGAACGCGAGATTTCGGCCATGGAAGCCCGCACGTTGAGCGAGGGCCTGACCAAGCTGGAGCTAGAGTTAGACGGGGTGCGCGACCTCGCTAACGCCTCGCCGCGTGTCAGCCTCGTCGTCGACTATGCCACGACCAAGCGCGACCTGTTCAAGGCAAAGCTGGCCGAGCGCTCGTTGCGCAAACGCGTCGACGCGCTGAAGCGCATGGAGGCCGAAGGCAAGGCCAACGATGACATGCTGGCCGAGCTGGCCGCCAAGTCGGTTGACCTTGAGCGGATGCAGGCTGACATCGGCGGGCTCAAGGTGAAGGCTGACAAGCTCGAACCGATGGTGCCGAAGGTCAAACAGGAGATCCCCGAGTTTGTCTCGCCACAGGACCGGGCCGATTATGTGAATGGGATTGTCGACGATATCTTTGACCAGCTCACCGGTCGGGCCAATCAGGGCATGCCGTCCTATGACATGGTGATGTCGTCGCGCGGGCCGCTGAAGGAACGCACCTTCAACATCCCCGACCACCTCATCGAAGAGTTCCTGGAGCACGACATTGAGCTCATCGCGCGGCGCTATGCCCGCGTCATGGCGGCCGACGTCGAGTTGACGCGCATGGATCAGCGCCATGGTGGCCCCGGCAAGCCGACGCTGCAGGCCCAGATCGATCGTCTCAAGGACGATTACCGGTCACTGCGAGAGCAAGTCGAAGCTTCCGACCTGGGCGCGGACGCGAAGGCCAAGGAACTCAAGAGGCTCAAGAACCGCGAGAAGAGCGACGTTGAGGACTTTTCCAGCGTCCGCGATCTGCTGCGCGGCCAGTACAAGGTCGACAGCCAGCACACGAACTATGCCCGCGCGCTGCGCGCAGCCGGCACGTTCAACTACATCCGCCAGCTTGGCGGCGTTCTCGTTGCTTCGGTGACGGATGCCGTGCGGCCGGCAATGGTCCACGGTCTGGGCCGGTACATGAGCGAAGGCATCGCGCCGCTGTTGTCTAATCTCGACGCGGTAAAGCTTTCGATTGCCGATGCCAAGACGGTGGGTGCAGTGACAGAGAGGATGACGCAGTCGCGCATTGCGACAATGGCTGAACTCGCCGATCCCTATGCACAGAACAGCCCGTTTGAGCGGCTGATCGACAACATGGGGACGCTGTTCTCACGCATGTCGCTGCTGTCGTGGTGGAACGACATGCATAAGTCCATTGCGTCGGTGCTGGTGCAGAACCGTATCCTGAAAAACGCCGCCCTCGGCGACTATGCCAAGCTCGACCCAGACGAGCGCCGTTACATGGGTTTCCTTGGCATCGACGAACACATGGCTGAGCGGATCGCCAGGCAGTTCGATCAGTTCGGCGAAGTCGACGGCAACGTCCACATTCCCGGCATCGAGCGATGGGACGACGAAGGCGCGCGCCGCGCCTTCGCCGGCGGCCTCAACAAGGACGTCGACAGCATCATCGTCACCAAAAGCGTGGCCGATGTCCCACTGTTCGCTCATACCCCGACAGGCCGGGCACTGCTCCAATTCAAGACTTTTGCCATTGCCTCGAACCAGCGTGTTTTGATGCGAGGTCTTCAGGACGGGCCCGGCTCGATGGTCACCGGCATCCTTGGAATGTCGACGCTGGGAATGGCCGCTTATTACTTCAAGCAGAAGGAGAGCGGCCGGGAGCTTTCAAACAACCCGGGCACATGGATTGCCGAGGGTTTTGAGCGCTCGGGCATTCTGTCTGTCGGCATGGAGATCAACAACACGTGGGAGAAAATTGGCGGGCCGGGCTTCTTTGCGCTCGCCTCAGCGACAGGACGTCTCGCGGTGCCCGGCGCCGATGGCCGCCAGCCGGCATCTCGATATGCCAACCGTGACGCCTTCGGCGCACTCCTTGGCCCTTCATTTCAGTTGGGCACGGATGCGGCGCAACTGTTGGGTGTTCCGGCTCGGGGGCTGTCTGGCGACCTCGATGTTTCGCCGGCCGACGTTGGGCGAGCAACAGGAATGATCCCGTTTGCCACGTTGCCATACTGGCGCTGGATCCTCGAAGGCGGCTTCAATATGGACGAATGGAGCGGCTTCAAAGGTGTCGAGCCTTCCCTGAAGGAACTGGCCGACTAGCAGTTGTCGGCCAGGGTCATACCCCGAGGACCGCAGTCACCACCAGGCCCCCACTTCGTTGGCATCAAACCGGTTGCGCCCGCGACGATCAAGAAAAGAAACGCTGCCAAGAACACCGCCAGGAAGACGCCGCCCCACGGGGCCGCATCCCTGAGATGAAGCCAAGCAAGCTCAAGTTTCCCTGCGGGTTTACCCATTGAAAGCCCATCCCAAACCGACCTGAACAGCTCGCCACGGCGGGCCGCCTTCCGTTGAGGATAAAACATGGCCACAGAATTTGACAACTCATTGCATTGGGGCTTCTTCCTCACCGGAACGACGCTCACCAGCGAGACTGGCAAATATGTCAGGGTGTCCGAGCTGGTGTTGTCGGCGTTGCGCGCGGCCGGCGTGTTCAGCAACATGGTCGACGGCACCGTCGCACCGGCAACAGACAAGCTCTGGCTGGACAAGAACTTCGATCCTGCTGTCCTGAAGGAATGGGACGCGACCGGGGCTTCCTGGGTGCCAATGACCTATGGCCGGCTGTTCGGCCGCGCCGCTGTCGATAAGCTCACGGTGACGGGCGGAACGGGCAACGCTGTCGTGGTTTCCCAGCCGATAGGATTTCAGGCAAACCGCCTCTACCTTGTGACGCCCACGGCTGACAACAGCGGCGCGACCACGATCAATGTCGCGGGTGTGGGCACCTATGCTGTGAAATACGGCGACGGCTCCGACGTTGGGGCGACCGAATTCACGACCGGAAGGCAGGCTGTACTGTTCTTCACCGGGGCTCGCTTTGAGGTGGTCTTCCCGCTCAACGAACTGTCATCCGCCGTTCTAGCTGCGCAGGCGGCGCAGGCTGCGGCAGAAGCCGCCGCGACGAGCTTAAACCTGCCAGCCATTCAGCCCGGTGACGCCAGCAAGACACTTGTCATCAAACAAGATGCGAGCGGCTATTTGCTCTCCCGCACATGGTTCAACGTCCTGGCATTTGGCGCAATTGGCAACGGTGTAGCGGACGACACTGTCGCCATTCAGGCCGCGATTGATGCAGCGGCAGCCATCGGGGGCGGGACCGTCTATTTCCCTGCTAGCAGCTACCTTGTGTCGGAGGGGTCGACAGCCACTGTAGCCATCATGGTGAGCACAAACGATATTTACTTGGCAGGCGATGGGGCGGGTGCGAGCATCATCAGGCTCGCCAATAACCAGAACTGCAACATCATCAGTGTCGACGGCGGTGCCTCTCTGCTTACCGGTGGGGGCATTCGCGGTCTTGAGATCGACGGAAATCGCACAAACCAGAACGCTGGTCACGGGATCCGGCTGGACTGGGCATCCAACTTCGTCATCCAGGACTTTTACGTCCACGATGCCTATCACTATGGCATCGGGGCGCAAGGCGGTGAAATATCCGGCGTCACCATTACGCGCGGCCTGATCAAGGATACCGGCGGCGACGGCATCGACTTCAAGAACCTCGAGGACATCAATCGCGCCAACTTCATCAGCGACGTGACGGTCGTTAATTTCGGTCTCGACACCGTAGGTTCACCAACCCAGGCCGGCATCGACTGTCGAGGCCCGGTGCATATTTCGAACATAGCAATCAGTGGCGCTCCTGCTGACGGAACCGGTGTGCGTTTCCGGCAGGGCGAACTGCTCGATTCTATGGGTTTTGGCGCGCATCGCTCATCGCTCAAAGGCTTCGATATCCGCATGGGGGCGGCGGCAACTGGCCTCGGTGTCAACGTGTTTGCCCGCGACGTCGTTGTTTCGGACGGTTACGTTTCAGGCGGGCATCGTGGCGTCCAGGTCGGAGAGTTGCGCTGCCGCGTCTCTCAGGTTACCTGCGAAGGCACTGCTAGCGAGGGCTTTCACACCATTGAAAGTGCGCCATACGAAGGCGACGGGGCAATCTTTACGGCGTGTGTGGCACTGAACAACACGCTCCGTGGCTTCAGGGCGACGGCAGACGGAACCCAGTTCATCGGGTGTCAAGCAATCGGCAACGTCGGCCACGGCTTCCTGATCGACGGCGCGGCTGATGGAACAAAGATCATCGGCGGGCGCGCCAATGGCAACGGCGCAAATGTTGGAAATTCCGGGACCAACACGATCATCAGAAATCTTGAAGGCTTCAAGACCAGCGCCAATCTCATCAGCGGGTCTCTCACCCTGGACAGCACAGGGAGCAAAACCGCTGTGATCCCCCATGGCCTTGGAGTGACGCCGGCCCTGCAAGATGTAGCCCTCACGTTCCTGCGCGAAACCGCAGTTGCCGACCACGGGATCGCCTTTTTGCAGGTCGACGGTGTCGACGCCACCAACGTTAATGTCAGGGCGCGCGTTTCGACGGCCAGCGCGACAGTTGGCGCAACCTTTAAGATCGGTGTGAGGATCGACGCCCTGGCCGGCTAGGCCAGACGGAAGACGCCCATGCAGCCACTGCAACCGGCAGCCAGGAAATCTGAGCCCATTCCATCGATGGCGCCTCGCGCGACATCATAATCGGGGAAATCTGCCTTGCCGTTCCGGTGGTCGATGAAATCATGAAACGCCACGTACGAGCCGGGCAGGAGGACATCGCGCAACAGCGATGATACCGCTCGAACGGGCTCGTACTGGTGGCTGTGGTCGACGAAGGCGAAGCCGAATTTCCTTCCCTCAGAGCGCAGCCCTTCAAGCCATGCCCCGGCTTCACTGACGTTGCATTCAACGTTCGTGTGGTCGTGTTGCGCCAAAGACTTGGCAGCGATGCCTGAAAGCTTTGGGTCCATATCCACGGACAGAACCTTACGCCCTGTATCGGCCAGTGCCCTGCTCAAGATCGATGCTGAGAGCCCCCTATTCGTGCCAATGTCCAGTACGTCGCCTTCGGCAAAGTAGGCGAGCTCGTACAGTTTTGCTGCATCTTCTCGCCTCAGTGAACCTTTGATCGGCATGGCAATCTTGACCGAGCCCTCTTCCAGGGGGGCGTTCAGTAGATGCGCGTGGAAGTCATCAATGGCCGCTCCGTCGAAGCGATGGACAGGAATATAAGGAGCCGGCGCCTGCATCGCATGGAAGTGGTCAAGAGTGGTCATCATCGCCCTTTTTTGATCGACGGTCGAACTACCCGCACTCGTAGCGGGGCGATTTGAGAATTTCAATCTGAGCCGGGCAATTCTCCCGTCGCCGGCCAACACCCACAATGGAGCATCACATGGACCGCAATTTCGCGCGGGCGCTAACGCTCGTCCTGAAACATGAAGGGGGCTGGTCGGACCATCCGGCCGACCCTGGCGGCGCCACCATGAAGGGGGTGACGCTGGCGAACTTCCGCCGATACGTGAAGCCGGACGCGACCAAGGACGATCTGCGCCGGATCACCGACGAGCAGTTGGCCACGGTCTACCGCCGCTTCTACTGGGACGCCGTGCATGGCGCCGAGCTGCCCGACGGCGTCGATTACGCCGTCTTCGACTTTGCCGTGAACAGCGGGCCGGGCAGGGCGGCCAAATATCTGCAGGGCGTCGTCGGTGTTGTGCAAGACGGCCGGATCGGCCCGGCCACCATCGCCGCGACCAAGGCCATGATGCGCGCGACCGTCATCAATGACCTCTGCGACAAGCGCATGAAGTTCCTGCGCGGGCTCAAGACCTGGCCGACATTCGGCAACGGCTGGACCGCTCGCGTTTCCAGCGTTCGGGCCGACGCGCTGAAGTTGGCCGCGCCGCAACCCGCTCCTATTCCCGCACCCATTCCAGCGCCCGCACCTGAGCCAACGCGTGGCTGGCTGTCCCGCGTCCTCTCCCGGCTCTTCTCGTAAAAGGAAATAGACATGTCTCAGCAACAGAACTTCCTTGGGCCGCTGATCGCCGGCAAGGTGCTTGAAACCGTCATCGGGCGGGTGCTCGACAAGGTGGCGGTAAATCCGAAAATCTCGCTTGAGCCGCAGGACGTGCCGGCAGTTCGCGAAGTGGTGGCCGACACCGTGCGACGCGAACTCGAAGCGCGAGAGCAGCATTCAACCAACAGCGAGCCCGCCTATCAGTCTCGCGTTGCACAGGGCTCTGTCGCCTCATTCCTCGGCGCCGCGGCCCTCTTCGCAGAGCTATGGACGAATGGCGTCCCCGATGCGCCTACGCTCTATGTCGCCCCCGTCACCATCCTCTTCGGTTCGGTGTGGGCGCTCTATGGGCGGTTCATCGCCAAGAAGCCTGTGGGAGCATAAGGCATGCAGGACTTCTTTGACATCTTGGGCATCAAAGCTTCCGTGCTCGCGGCCGGCCTCTTCGGCGGCGTCCTGCGGGCGCTGTCGCATCGGCATTACAAGCTGCGGGAAATGTTCGCCTCGCCAGTGTGCGGCGCAATCGCGGCGGCGTATCTGACCATGCCGACGGTCTACTATCTGCGATCGATCAACTGGCCGCTGCCGGACGATCCCGCCGCCACGCATGCGACCGCGTTCTTGATTGGCGTGTGTGCGATGTGGATTTCCGATATCGCTTTTGATGTGGTGATCCGAAGGTTCAAGGGCATGCCGCCCGGGTGATCCAACTTCGAACACAATGCGCCTTCATCGGGCGCTGGCGGGATTGTTTGAGTTCCCGCCTCAGGCAACAAGCCCCGCCGCCGCAAGGTCGCGGGGCTTTTTTTGCGTTATGCGCCAGTTCGACGTTGGTGCCGCCGGATCGATTTCCCGATCGCTCTTTGCTGCTTTCCCGAAATCTTGCGCATAGGCGTGGGCTTTCGAGGATCACTCGTAGGCGGCTTTCGACGAATGAACAGATAGATCAGCCAGGATATGAACGATCCAAACACGACGACTGCAAGGACGCCAGAGCCGCCTATACCCTGCCGGCTTCCACCTATCCCTCGACTTCTGCCGCCTCGCCGAGCGAGCGCCGGTGAGGCGATCAGCGCAACCGGAATCGCAAGCATTGCCCGCCGACTGATTATCCGCACCATGGCCGCTTCATCTTCGGGCGCCAGCGGATGGCGTGGCCCTCCTGCAAGAGCACATTTTCAGCCAGCTTGCCGTTTCCGAGCCTGACGCGCACGAGCGGCCGGCGCTGATCGGTGTCGTCGACTTGACCCGTGTCCTCGATGCGCACGCCGCCAGGATCGCGCAGCAATTCGGCCAGCCGCTTCTTGGCCTCCTTGCCAAGCATGCGTTCGCGGGCGCACTTCGCAAGCCCGCCTGTCTCCGGTGTATCGATACCCGACTTGAACGGAACTCCGTCGCCGATCAGGCGCATGTTCTGGCCGTTGCACTTGATGGTGTCGCCATCCACCGCGCTGAGCTGCATGCACGAAATGACCGTCGCCGCTATGAGCGTAAGCATAGGAAATCCCCCCGGATCGCTACGCTGGTTGTTGCACGTACCGGCGCCTCTGCCAATCATAGACCATGCCTGCCGGGCGTGCGAAGCGGCGCGATATCTCTTTGGTGCCCTCGTTCATCGCTTGCTGACGCTTGGCCTTCCTGATGCGAGGCAAGTCCTCGGTGTGGGTCTTCACCTGGGCGCAGTTATAGTGAGCCGGCCCGCAGTTGGTGTTGACGTCCTTGCCGAGTAGGGCAAGGGCCCGCTTGTGTTCAACGATCCACCGGTCGTTGTGGCGGTGGATCGGCCGACCGCAGAGGCAACAGGGCGCGACGTTGTGGCCGGTGCAGTTCTCGGAAAAGATGTGCTGCCGGCGCTTGTCGCTCATGCGCTGACGCGGTGTGTTGAAGGTCATGAGCGGCCTACTCTTCAATGGTGAGCGTGTGGTGAGTTGGCAATTTCGCCAAGCTCGATCAAACATCACAAGTCATTGAAAAGATTGGCGCACCCGACAGGATTCGAACCTGTGACCTCTGCCTTCGGAGGAAAATTTTACAGCTTTCATCAACGTTTCTCTTTGCACGCCGTAGCTCTCTATCACTTTGATTCTACGTATTTATTTTGACACCAGCGCCGAATTTTGTAGGCTATGACAGGTCGAGATTTTCTCCTGCCTGCTTCCGTGGCGCTTCCGCGGAAGCAGGCGGGAAGGTGCAAGAAGGCGACATATGGCCAGACTGACAAAGCGCGTTGTCGATGCCACCGAAACACGTGGTGTGGATTATTTCATCTGGGACGACGAGTTGCCCGGGTTTGGACTACGCATATTTCGGTCAGGAAAACGAAGCTACCTCGTCCAGTACCGCGCCGCCGGCCGTACCCGCCGCTATACGATTGGGATTCACGGCGTATGGACGCCCGAGACCGCCCGTCGTGAAGCTCGAATGCTTCTCGGAAGAATCGCCCAGGGCGAAAACCCATCCGAGGAACGGCGCCTCGATCACCAAGCCATCACTGTGAAGGAACTTTGTGAGCGATATCTCGAAGATGCTGACAATGGCTTGATCCTAGGCAAAGCGCGCCGACCTAAGAAGATATCTACGCTGACGATCGACAAGAGCCGGATTCGCCGTCACATCGTCCCACTTCTGGGCACCCGTCGCGTCAAGGACATCGCTTCCACCGACGTCAACCGCTTCGTCCGGGACGTCACGGCCGGACGGACCAAGGCCAATGTGAAAACGAAGGCGCGAGGTCGCGCAATTGTTCGTGGTGGAGCCGGAACAGCCGCCCGTGCACTAGGGTTGCTCGGCGGCATTTTCACATACGCAATTGAACAAGGGATTATTGAGAAGAACCCAGCCCACGGCGTCAAGAAGCAGGCCGATCGTATCAAAGATCGCCATCTGACAGAGCAGGAGTATCGCGAACTCGGAGTGATTTTGCAGAGGGCTCGAAAGAATGTCGCCTTGGGCACTTCCGTCGCAGTGATACGGTTTCTCGCCCTTACGGGATGTCGGAGAGGCGAAGTGCTGAGCCTGAAATGGGCGGAGGTGGATGAGGAAAATAGCTGCCTTCGATTTGAAGACAGCAAGGAAGGAACCTCCGTAAGGCCGGTCGGGCTGTCCGTTCTGGATTTGACTGATGGTCTTAGGACTGATGAACCGGGCACGTTCGTTTTTCCAGGAACGGCCGAGGGCAAATCGCTGGGTGGCTTTCCAAAATATTGGAAAAAGGTTCTCAAGGGGACGACGCTTGAGGGCATAACACCCCACGTGCTCCGCCACAGCTTCGCCAGCATCGCCAACGATCTTGGATTTACGGAAGCCACAGTTGCCGCGTTGCTCGGTCATTCTCGCAGCACAGTCACGAGCCGCTACATCCACACCATTGATACTGCACTGATCATGGCGGCTGACACAATCGCGGGCTACATCGATGGACTGCTGGACGGCGTGCAGTTTAAGCGAACTTCCTACGCTCTCGATCGGACGGCAAGACAGGCCGCTCTCTCACGCTTGTTTTCTGAGGTCGTGACAAACGAGACTGCCGACGTCGAAGCGCGTGCAGCGTAGCCAATAATGATTTTCTGTTGTGCAATATATAACTGCCTACCTCAAAATAATTCAAACTCGTCATCTTCTACAGATATACAACGCCTGAATTGCTGAATCGTCATAGGCAACATCCAGTTGGTGGGCGCAGAGAGCCCAGTTCCCTAAAGTCGAGATCGTAGGGGTTGCCTCTGCGCCCCCACGGGCCGATCAGACCTTGCTAGGTGACCGACTCATAACTACGCAACCAGATGCGGATTGAAGCAAGCTGGACGGAAGCGAGGAAGTTGTCGTCGCGCTTGTCGTAGCGGGTG